ATTCCTAACAGTAGAGCAAGCACTTGAAAGTGCAGCAGAGGCTCAACTCTTTGAACTCAACGATGAGTTAACACGGGCAAACTTCCGTAATATCGTTGAACCATATCTTCGTGATGTACAGGCTAAGAGAGGACTCTATGGATTCCTAGTTATTTGCGACACAACAAATAACACCCCTGATGTCATCGACAACAATGAGTTCCGTGCAGACATCTTCCTGAAGCCTACAAAGTCAATCAACTACGTAACACTAACCTTCGTTGCTACCCGTACTGGTATTAGCTTTGAAGAAGTAGCAGGTAGAGTTTAACTTAACAGTCTAAATAACACACAGGAGGATTACCTAAAATGCCGTTAAGAACAATCTCACAATTTAAAACTGCCCTCGGTGGCGGTGGTGTAAGACCTAATCTGTTTGAGGTACGCTTAGATGCCTCAAACTTGACAGAGTTTATGGGTGGAGTTCCAGCAGAAAACCTTGCATTCATGTGTAAGGCTGCTAACTTACCTGCCCAAAATGTAGCATCAATCGATGTTCCATTTAGAGGTCGTCAATTTAAAGTTGCTGGTGACAGAACCATTGACAACTGGACTATTACAGTTATTAATGATGAAAACTTCGCAATAAGAAATGCGATGGAAAGATGGTCACAGTCTATTGTAGATCTTGCAACTAACCAAGGACAAATTGCTCCTACCAATTATATGTCTAGTGCTGATGTATTCCAATACAGTAGGCAGAAAGGTGATGGTGAAAGCGTAGGTGTATTAAAGCAATATAAATTTGTCGATATCTTCCCCGTTACGGTTGGTGATATTGCTCTTTCATATGAGAGTGGTGATACCATTGAAGAATTCGATGTAGAATTTGCAGTCAATAATATAGAAATTTTTAGTCCAGGTAGTGAGACTAACAGCCCTGTTTCTAGTTAATTCTAGTTAATTGTGCTATACTAAATAGTAATAGTTAATTAGACCTCAGTTCTAAATTATGGCAAAATTATTTGGGTTCTCTATTGAGGACACTGACACATTACCAAAGGATGCCGTTTCCCCCGTACCGCCTAATGATGCGGACGGGGTAGAGCATTATATGAGCAGTGGATTTTTTGGATCCTATGTTGATATAGAAGGTGTATATAGAACTGAATTTGAACTAATTAAAAGATATCGGGAGATGGCATTGCACCCTGAGTGTGATAGTGCTATTGAAGACATTGTTAATGAAGCAATTGTCGCAGATACTAATGATTCTCCTGTTGAAATTGAACTCTCTAATCTTAATGCTAGTGATGGTATTAAGAATAAAATTAGAGCTGAATTTAAATATATCAAAGAACTATTAGATTTCGATGCGAAAGCACATGAAATTTATAGGAATTGGTATATTGATGGAAGACTTTATTACCATAAAATGATTGATTTAAAAAATCCTCAAAATGGTATTGAAGAGTTACGTTATATTGACGCAATGAAAATGCGTTATGTACGTAAACAGAAGAAGAACGAATCAGATAAGTATAAGCAGTATGTACCCAAGACTGATAATCCAGAAGATTTTGTATTTCCTGAACTAGACGAGTTCTTTATTTACAGTCCTAAACAATCCTATCCTGTTGGAAGTCCAGCACAGTTAGGTGGAATGGGTGGAATAAAGATGACAAAGGAATCAATTGCTTATTGTACATCTGGATTGGTAGATAGAAACAAAGGATCAGTCCTTTCTTATCTACATAAATCAATCAAATCCCTTAATCAACTTAGGATGATTGAGGATAGTTTAGTCATATACAGATTATCAAGAGCACCAGAAAGAAGAATTTTCTATATTGATGTTGGTAACTTACCTAAGGTAAAGGCAGAGCAATATCTCCGTGACGTAATGATGAGATATCGGAACAAACTTGTCTACAATGCCGATACAGGAGAAGTGAAAGATGACAAGAAGTACATGGCAATGCTTGAAGATTTCTGGCTCCCTAGAAGGGAAGGAGGTCGTGGTACTGAAATTTCTACTCTTCCAGGAGGTCAAAACCTTGGAGAGATCACGGATATTGAGTACTTCAAAAAGAAATTATATAGGTCGCTCAATGTACCCCCATCAAGAATGGATGGAGAAGGAGGATTTAATCTGGGAAGATCCTCAGAGATATTGAGAGATGAGGTTAAATTTAGTAAGTTTGTTGCTCGTTTAAGAAAGAGATTCTCTACTTTATTCAACGATTTACTTAAAACTCAGTTATTACTTAAGAATATTGTCACCCCAGAAGACTGGCAAATAATGAGTGAGCATATACAATATGACTTCTTATATGACAATCATTTTGCAGAATTAAAAGATTCTGAGTTATTAAATGAAAGATTAACTATGGTTGCTGCTGCAGAACCATATGTTGGAAAGTATTTTTCACAAGATTATCTAAGACGTAAGATTCTTCGTCAAACTGATGAAGAGATTCTTGAACAGGATAAGATCATGAAGAAGGAAATTAAAGATGGAGTTATACCTGATCCTGATGAAATGATGATTGATCCTGCTACTGGAATGCCAATGGATGGTGGAATGGCAGGAGAATTAGGTGCTCCTGTTGGAGGAGTAGAACCAGATGCTGGTTTACGTGCTACTGATGTTAATGCGAAAACTATTGATCAAGAAGCAGGTATAGTTAAACCTAAAGGTGGGGAGATCTAGTGTCTATCGGGGGAAAGAAAGACGATTACGACTTTTGTAAAGAAGAGGATGATTTAGAATGGTGGGCTGAACAACGGATGAATATAAGAGAAGTAAGAATGATTTATAGTTCTTTATCCCATTATCAATTTAATTGGGAAAAATATAATGCTGGTAGACCCCCAGAGGAGATGGAATTCCTTAATTGGTATAAAAGAAAATTATTCTCTATGATCTCTGATTATAACTTTACCCATCATGAGGTAGAAGACACTACATCTAGTAGTGAAGAAACCTAAATAAATATTAAAGATTACTAACTTAACTATTAATTACAATGCCTGATACTGAAAATGAAGTCCAAGGAAATGATGTCCAGCAAGAACTAATGGATATGATTATTGCTGATGAATCTCCTGCCACAATTAGTGATAGAATAAAAGATATGCTTTTTGCTAAGTCAGCAGAAAGGGTAGATAATTTTAAACCTGATGTTGCTGCCGATACTTTTGGTGATGAAGCTGCTGCTGCGGTTGATGATGCTGCTGCTCATATAAGTGGAGAAGTTGCTGCTGAAATGGATTCAGAAGCACCTGACGAAGAGTAATTATAAATAAATAAGACAATGAACTTTTATCTATAATGGCATTTATCGGCGTAGGGACTGGTTTTAATATAAATGCAGCATCCACTGCTACTCTTTCACCATGTATTGCTCAAAAGACACCATATCTTAGAGTTAATACTGGAGTAGGAACAGCACATGTCGCTATTGGTACATTACCAACGGCGGTTGTCACTGATACTGTTATTACTAATCAGCAACCAGAAATAATAACGATAGGTCAACCTATTTCTCAAACTATTAGTGAAGCTACTATTCCATCAGCAGGTGACGGTGCTACTGGAATAACAACTCTTACTATTCCAGAAGGTTATGGTAACCAGTTGAAGGCAGGTAGTTTAATAGGATTATCTGTTAATGCAGGACCAGATTCAACTGATGCTCAAACTTATTGGAATTTGACCAATCTCTATGTATCAAGTGTTCAGGTTCATCGAGTTAATACTGGTGTTTCTGGAAATGGATTTAGTGACAAGATAACTGTTACTGGTGATCTTAAAACTCAAAATGGTCAAACTGCTGGAATAAAAACAGCATTGGCAACAGGCAATACCTTGATAGCAAGAAGTGCATTTAAGATGAGTGCATATAGTGGTGGTGCTGAAGGTGCTGTTTATGCTCAACAAGTTCAAATTACTGGAGGTTGATTCCCGATGAAACTCATTAGAGAAGAAATCGAAGACATTAAAATTCTTACTGAATCAAGAAACGGTAAGAAGTCTTTGTATATTGAGGGAGTTTTCCTTCAAGGAAACATAAAGAACCGTAATGGTCGTATGTATCCAATGGAAACACTTCAAAAAGAAGTGGGCAGATACATTAAAGAACAAGTTTCTCAGGGAAGAGCAGTTGGAGAATTGGGTCATCCTGATAGTCCAACGGTGAATCTCGACAGAGTTTCTCATAAGATTGTATCTTTAAGAGAATCGGGATCTAACTTTATTGGTAAGGCAAAAATTCTTGAGTCTACACCAATGGGTAAGATTGCATCATCACTTTTAAGTGAAGGTGTAAAACTTGGCGTATCCTCTCGTGGTATTGGTTCATTGAAACCTACCAAAGAAGGATTCAATGTTGTTAGTGATGATTTCATGTTAGCAACTGCTGCTGACATTGTTGCAGATCCATCTGCACCTGATGCTTTCGTTGAAGGTATCATGGAAGGTAAGGAATGGGTATGGGAAGGTACTATCCTTCGTGAAAGAAAAGCAGAGGAGATCAAGAGTAGAGTTGATACACTTGTATCACAAAGAGCTCTTGAAGAACATAAAATAGGTTTATTTAATGAGTTTATTAACTCATTGTAAACAAAAACTTTATAAATAAATATAGATTTTAACTTTTAACAGGAACTCGGAGATTACTACAAATGTCTAGTGGCACAAAATTACAAGCAATGGAAGAAGACGTTCAGCAATCCAAGACTGCCGTAAATGCAAACGCAGCTCCTGGAGACGCAACTCTTCCTAAAGCAGGAAGCAATGCTTCTAACGTTTCTACCCCAGGTAGTTTACCTCAGGTGGAGGATCTTGGAGGTCCTACTCCTGAAAATGCTAGTCCTACAAATGACTCAGCAAAATTAAAGGAACCTGGTGGAACACTTAAGCAAGTAAGAGACGTTGTAAACAAAAACGCCGCTAAAGCAGAAGCAGCAACAACAAGTGCTACTCCTGTAAAAGTTCCTGAAGAAGTTGAAGCAACTGAAGAAGAAGTGATCGCAGAAGATGAGATTGCTACTGACGAAGTTGTACAGGAAACTACTGAAGATGAAGTAGTTGCCGAAGCACCTGATTACACAGAGATTAGCATCGATGAAGATGTTACTGCTCTTGTAGAAGGTGAAGAACTTTCTGAAGAGTTTAGAGAAAAGGCAAAGACAATTCTTGAAGCAGCAATCAAAGGTAAGGTTGTTCAAATCAAGGAAGTTCTTGATGCTGAGTACGAAGAAAAACTCCTTGAGGAAGTTGAGGAAATCAAAGGTGCTCTTAATGAGCGTGTTGATTCCTATCTAGAATATGTTTCTGACGAGTGGTTCGCTGAGAATCAACTTGCAGTAGAAACTGGTCTAAAGGAAGAACTTACCGAATCCTTTATGACTGGCCTAAAAGGTCTTTTTGAAGAACATTATGTAACTATCCCTGAAGAAAAATATGATGTACTTGAGAGTATGGTAGAAAAACTAGATGATATGGAAACAAAACTCAATGAGCAAATTGAGAAAAATGTTTCGCTTAACCAACGCCTAGCGGGGGCAACAGCAGATAGCATTTTCGATTCCGTTTCTGAGGGTCTTGCAGACACCCAGAAGGAAAAACTTGCTTCACTTTCTGAAAGTGTAGAGTTTGAAAGTGAGACAGAATATCGTGAAAAGTTGGAAACACTTAAGGAATCTTATTTCCCTACAGCAAAAGCTCCAACTACTGCTAAAACCGAGACACTCTCAGAGGGAATGGAAGCCGCACCTGAATCACATTCAGCGTCAATGGCTGCATACCTAAAATCAATGTCAATGGTTAGCAAGTAACTGAATTTAACATTAAATCAAACGTAAACACAATTAATTAAAGCAAATGTTCCAATCAGAACACTTGCAGGAAAAGTGGGCTCCACTCCTCGATCATGAGGGTGTCGATAAAATCGAAGACGCACATAAGCGATCTGTAACCGCCGTCCTGCTAGAAAACCAAGAAAGATTTTTAAGAGAGCAAAGTGCCTTTGAAACTGGCACTTCAATGCTAACTGAGGCAGCTCCAACAAACAGTACTGGATCAAACGTTAACGCTGCTGGTTTCAGTAGTGGTGCAGCTGCTGCTGGTCCTGTTGCTGGTTTCGACCCAGTTCTCATCAGCTTAATCCGTCGTGCAATGCCTAACTTGGTGGCATATGACGTTGCTGGTGTTCAACCAATGTCTGGTCCTACTGGACTGATCTTCGCAATGAGATCACGTTACTCTTCTCAGAGTGGTGACGAGACATTCTACGATGAAGTAGATTCAGCATTCTCTGGACAGAACGCTGGTTTGGGTGCAACAGACTTCTCTGATGCAGCCGCTGGTATGG